ACCTGACCATAGTGCTCATGCCAGGCCGGATCGCAACTCAGCCAAACCGGGTGATAACCCGTCCGCAGGTAATGCCCCCAAACCCATTCCTCCGTCCAGCAGTTGTTACAGATGAACAACAGCCCGTCAAACCGGGGAATGAGATGGACTATGCCGCGCAGGCTTGGGCCGGTGCCGACGATAAGGCCGCGTAACATTCGTCAAGGTCGTAAAGGGGGAAACATTGCAATGCCGTTTCCCGCGTCACGTTCCATATCTCAATTCCGTACTCAGCCGGTTTGATGGTGGCGAAGCATTGCAGGAAAGCGGGATAGTTACTGCCCACCTCCATTGGCGGAGGATGCGCCCCGAACCAATGCCGCTGGTCGCCTTTCATCTGCATGTCATAGCCAAGCAAAAGGATTCTGGTGGCCCCCAGCAGATAAGCCAGATTCACCGCCTGATAGCCTGAATTCTGCCCCTGGTGGAGAATCGGCCACTCGCGGGACAATCCGGGTTTGCTCACCGATGTAAGCTTTTTTATCCCCCACTGTTCCGGCTGGATCTTGTCCCATTGGACGTTTTGCGTCCAGCAGGTGCCTTCATAATCTCGCGCAATATCCCCAATGTAATGCGCCCACCAACGATGATCGCAACCGTATAGATGGTCAGCCGTTGGAAGTAGCCGCCAAGAATCATTGACCGCTATGATTTCGTCGCAGATTTCAGCGAGCTTTTCCGCGTCCTCCCGAGTTGCGCTCGGCCCGGACGCGATAATACCGAACGTCTTTCCTTTTTTTTTATATTATCCGGCAGAGGATCCACCTTCGTTTCGTATCGGGTCACTACACCTATGCCCAATAATTCGCGGGCGGTGTCCTCTGGCAAATCGTATAGTTCCCCTGGAGCGGGCATGTTCAGCCCGTACCCCACAAAAGGAGTTTTGATGACTACCATCATTCTTTTTATCCTCCAAAGAAAAGCCCCGCCGAAGCGGGGCTAACAGGAGAGTCGATATTAGATGCCCGTACCCTTGATGGTGCCGGACGCGGAGTAGCAGACGAAGGCCAGGCGCTCGTAGCAGCGGATCGTCGCCGCGAGGTTCTGGAAGTCGTTGGCGTTCTGATAGCCGATTTCCACTGCCGCATCTTCGCGGTCGAAAATCTGGAACACCTGCGGATCAAACACCGTGAAGGTGCCCGCCGTCTGACTGTTGCTCACCACTACGCGCATGCCCCAGATAGTCGGGGGAAGCAGGCTTGCGGGATTACTGAACCCCTGCAGATACTGGTTGGTCGTATCCTGAGTCAGCTCGATGTCACTCCAGTTCTTCGGGTTGAGAACCACTACCGAAGGCTGGTAATTGAGCTGTTCCGCCTGCCTGCGCGCATCACGAATGTAGTCAACTGCGCGGCTATAGCTCTGCGGAGAATCCGCCTGAGCATAAGCCGTTGAATTGGCCGTGGCGTTGATGCCCGTGATGGTGCCGGTCAGACCCGTACCGTTCAGCAGCTCCGTTTCTTCCTTGAACTTCAGGCCGTAGAGAAGCCTGTTGTTCACGTAGGAAGCCAGGAAGTCACTATCTGCCAATGCCTGCAACGAGCAGGGAATGAAATGGCCGATGGTGCAGACCTGTGCCGAATCGCTCGTAGAGGTGATGGCCGACTCAGACAGTGCCGTCTCGTCCGTCTGGACAGTCGGGCTACCTGCTACCTGATGCGCCGCGTTGTTGGTGAACGCATTCTCCTTGGGGAACCAGACGATGTTACTTGAAGTCCGTCCCGTGGGCAGTACGTCACGAATACGCAGCGGGCGGTTCGGCTCATGCCAGACCATATTGAGGCGGTCCCCGGCAACCAGCGGCTGCGTCATGCCCGAAGAATAGGCATTGACAATCGTGGTCTTGAGTTCCAGCCGGTGCGTACCGGACTTGGATTCCATGGCCCGCTTGTAGACATCGGACTTAACGAATTGCTCGCCAATGCTTTCTGGCGCGGGCTTTTCCTCAAACCGCTGGGCCTGCTTCTGCTCCAGGTCGGCAATCTTGTCGCCAAGCTCAACCGACTTCTCAGCCAGTTTTTCAATGGCGTTCTTGGTTTCGGTGCTGACCGATTTGGCATCGGACAATTCCTTTTCCGACTTCTTGATAAAATTATCAAGCGTGTCGTAGTTCTTCATTAGCTGTGCTTCGACAGCCATCAGGTCAACAGTATCCTTGACCTGTTCTGCTTTCTCGTTCATGTCATTTCCTTGTGAGAGTTGAGGTCTTAAAGTTCCAGCGAATAAGCATGGATTGAAGCTCCTTTTGCTTCCGCTGTGCTTCGCGCTTCATTTCCTCGTCAACACGTTCTGAATCACTCAGAAGGAGCGTTTTGAGATGGCTGGTCAGCGCCGTAGCCATCGACCTTGAAATGTCGCCGGATTCTCTCAGGAAACGTTCAAAGTCAGCTAAAGATTCAATAGAGGCGAGTTCCGATTTCCAGGCCGTAATGACCGCCTTGGGTTCGGCGGGACTGCCGACAAAACTCACCTCATGTAATTCGATTTGGGAGATGACGCGCACGTTGTCTTTTTTCTCCGCGCCGCCCTCGGGGATGACAAAACCAATGGACAGCCCCTCGATGGTGCCGTGCCGTAATTCGGCCCGGATGTCTTTGGCTAATGAATGGTCGCGGGTCAGGAAGCCCACCGACTTCAAGCCGTATTTATCTTCCTCGAAACTGGACCACTTGCCCGGCTTCATCAGTCGAGAATGTTCGTAATACATCTTCACCGTGCGCCCGGAGTCGAGTGACTTCTGAAACGCGCCGGGAAGGATGGTATCGCCCACCTTGTCCACCGAATTGAACGCCGAGGCATAGCCCTCCACCTTCCATTCGGTATCGTCGAATTTCAGTTCACAGGATTCAAACGGGAGTGTTTTGGTTTCCATTGGCAAGTCCAGGCAAGTCAGCGACAGGCGTTAAATTCACCTGTACAGTCAAATCGTCTGCGCCATCCTTTGGCGGCAGATTCTCTTTCATGCGTATTTCATTGCGGCTCATGATGCCGTTCTGGGCCATGATTGAATAAAAGTTAGCCCGTGCCGCGCTATCAGCCCTTAACAGCCCCTCAACGTTATGCTCGACGAAGTATTTCCTTCGGTCTGTGCGGCTCAACAGACTGTGAACAATCGCCGTTTCCCAGCGCGTCAGATAGGGCCGGATGGTATAGGTCAGAAAGCCGAGGTTCTGCTGCTCAATCCCGGTTCCCCAGGAAGTTGATTTTTCCGTATCGTTGATGAGATAACTTGGGACGCGGAAGATTCGCGCAATCTCACCTAACTGAAACTGGCGCGACTGGAGCATCTGCATATCATCGGGCGGTATATCAATCGCGTTGTACTTGGTGCCACCCTCAAGAATCTCAGTGCCGCCCGCTTCGATGTTGTTGTATATCTCCCGCAATGCGTCCCGCTGCGCCGGGGTCAATACCCGGTCTACCGTGACCACGCCCGAAGGTCGGCCCTTCTTATTGAAGGAATGTGAGGCGTAGCGATCCGCCGAGGCGGTAATACCCATCGTATTGCGGGCATAGGCCAGCGGTGAAAGCCCCGCCACGCCATCAATGGACATGCCTTTGATGTGCAGAATTTGCGCCTGCCGATACCGTTCGTCCGGGCCGCTGGTCTTGTAGTAATAGACAATCTCGCCGCCCTCACGGGAGGGTGTCATCCTCTCGGGTTTGAGCGGCGTTATAGAAATGGGCTTGCCGGTATTGTCCCTTTCAATAAAGGCGTAGGCATTGCCCCACAGAACCAGGGAAAGTTGCAGGGCTTCCCTGAACTCCTGCGGGTTCATCATCGAATTAGGCGACACCCGCAAAAGGTCGTAGAGGTAATGATCCTCCGCCTTGACCCTGCCGGTAGGGGTGCGCTGGTAAACTGCTATTGGAAGTGAGCTGACGGTTTCTGTAAGAATTCGCGCACATGACCAGACGGCGGAAATCTGCATCGCCCGTTCATCAGTCAATACGATACCGGCTTCCGTAGTATGCGAGTCCGGGCCGGTGGACTGCGCCCCCTTATCGGCATTCGACAGCGCGCCACCGCCGAACCAAGTACGCAACCATTTAATCATGCGATGGCCCCACTAGGCGGGCGTGATATGCGGTTGGCCAGGTAATCATCGAAATCGCCTTCTTCCTTGGCTGCGAGATACCGACCCATCGCCATAATGAGGGCAACCACCCCGTCAATTTTTTGCTTGTCATCGGACTTACGTTCCTTGGTCGGGTAGATGTTTTCTTTAGCGTCCTGCTTCACCACTACCGACCCCATCATCCAATCCATCACGGGGTTGCAATGCCATAGCCGCCCATCCAAAACCAACGCCTCGACCTCTTTCATCGGGTCGGACATGGTGCGGACCTGGTGCGGGAACTCGACCACTGGAACGCCTTTCTCCAGTAATCGCTGCATTAGGAATTGTGCTTGCCAGGGGTCGAACGCAATCTCCTGAACATTGAAATGTCCGCAGAGTTGCTCTAACCGCTCCTGAATAAATCCATAATCAGTTGCAGAACCGGGCGTGAAGGTAATCCACTCGGCAAGGTTGCGATACTTTACGTTATCTTGCTGCGCCGCTTCGGGGCAGAAGAAATCAAACCAGGTGTAGAAATGTCCCTCAAACGGGACGATGACCGCCACGGCTGCAACGTCTTTTTTCGACGCGAGGTCAACCCCAACCCAGGCAGGAAGCCCCCGGAAATCTTCATAGCTGTATTCCTTCTTCTGGCGCTGCCACGCCACCATGTTCATCCATGAGATGGACGCGCCAACCCATAGATTGAGATACTTGGTCTTATAGGCGTTCTGGAGCGAGGCAGACCGCCGCGCCTTGTTGCGCTGAGTCTCCAGAAACTCCCGATTTACCGAAACGTCTAAATTGGGATTGGCCTTGATTAAGGCTTCATCGGAATCCCATGCGTCCCCTTCGTCCGGGCAGTAAATGATGGCGAACAGGGAATCGTCCGTAACGCTGCCCTCCAGAACGCGGATGGCATCGGAACGCTTTTCATAACACGGCCCCGACAGGTTGGAGCCTGCCGTGGTAATAGCGGACATCAGGGGTTGCTCACGTGCCCCCATGCCGGTAATCATCGTCTCATA